AGTTAAATGAAATGCCTTTGAACGAATTGTCTCTGGCCATATCCTTTTAAATATTGCTGAAGACAATGGAATCTTCAAATCTGCAAGACCATCTCTTGGTAAATCGAATAACATGGTAGATAAACTTTGTGTCCATGCAACTGCCTCTTTTTGAACTGTTTTATAATATACTTCATTAAAGTTTATCATTTATTGCCATTTTGTCGTTAAGCCACTAGCATCTATTTTATAACTAAACTCACTTCCACTTCTATTAATAAATTGAATTACAACATATTCTGGTTTAGTATCTTCACCAGAACCACTAACTCCTGCTAATATTAATGCATTTACAGCATTATGAGATCCTTTAGTAGATGTTTGTGAAATTTTTAAAACCATATAAGGAACATCCCACGATTTACCCAATTCTGTTACTTCTTGAGATGTCATAGTTTGAAATTCATTTTTAGTTCCCTTATAATGAGCTCCACCACCCATACCATATACAATATATAAAGGCAACTGTGTATTTCCAAACATTGCTTCAGCTTTTAATTTAGCAGCAAAAGTTACCATTGCAGTTGATACTTTATTATATTTTGTAAAATCTTTTTTAACTTGATCAAAAATAGCACTAAATGTTAAATACGATGCATAATTAGCAGCTAATTTTATAAGTGGAAACATTTCTTCTCTTTGTATTATATCTCCAACCTTTCTTGTTAATAAACCTCTAACTAAAGATACAAGTTGTTTTGTTTCATTTATGGGGTCTGTTCCCTTATTATCAATTATTATAAAAGGATTATTACCTTCTTGTTCCAAAGCATTTATTTCAGCTGCTGTTGATACAATATTGTTATATGCTACATTTACAGCATCTTTTTTAATCATTTCTCTGTCTAAAATTTTTAACTCTTTTAATAAAGGAGCATTAATTGGCCATGAAGTTCCCGATTTTTCAATAATATATTCTTCAGACATATTACCTGTCATTTTTATTATATTATTTACAGAAGTATGAACTTTAGACCGTTGTAATTTTTTTATAGTTTTATTTGCAACTTTAATAGCAGACCTACTTAAAAGTGAAAATATCTTTTGAGCCCAACCAATAAACTTTTTAACACCAGACATAATTTTATCTTTAACATCACTAATAGTAGATTTAACAGAACTCCAAAATCCTTCTTCAAGAAATTCAAATTCTTCATTTGTGCCTGCAAATTGACTAGGCCTTTGTGGTTGTTGTCCAAATAAATTATTAATTAATGTATTTAATTTTCCTATTCTCGCATCTCCTTGACCCTTTTTCAATGAAATTTGTACAAATTTTATATCTGTACCCACTACTGATATAATACCTGTAGTATGATCCCAATCCAGCTCTGAATTTGGAAGTATCTTAATTAATTTACTAGCACTTCCACTAGTAACAAATACTATATCTGCTGTGTTTTCTTTACTTCCAGACTCTTTATATTTGTCTGGTGTATTAGCATAAAATTTATTAATACTTTTATGAATAATTTCCAAAGATGAGCCCCAAGGCACATTAGGAACTTCTTTAATATCTGCACCTATTAATTGTATAGCTTGCCGTAAAAACTCTTTTGACTGAGGTATTTCTTTTCTTAGTTTATTAATCCAATTTTTACCTGTGGGGTTTATTTCAGAATCCGATAATGCCTTATCAACATCTTTAGAAGTAGGTAACGTATTAGAACCAGATAATCTAGCTACAATAAATACCCATGTTTCATATACTGCTTCAGCATCTTTACCACCAGGCACCATTTTTATAATATCTTCAGCAGTTTCTTCAGCAAGATGTTGTTTAAATGACTTCATTCTTAGGTATAATAGGGGGAATTTAAATAAAGTAAGGTAGGTTGTTTCAAATTCCCATGTTAATAAAGAGTGAGGGGCGCATCCAAGCCTGGAAGGTTCTGAGAATCTTCTTCCAGTTCTTTTTCTAGGGGTTCACCCTTATATGCCTGAAGCCCCCTCTAAGAGTATTTATAAGACTAGAATTTCCAATCTTCTGTATTTACTTGAGATGTAGGAAGTTCTTGACCAGAATCTACTAAACCACTTTGTGCTTGTTGTTCGACATCGTATAGTTTCATCTTTGGCCTGTCTATTCCAAGAATAAACTTTTTGTTTTTGGTGAGGTCATTGTATCTATTTTTGAGTTGTTTTACCAGTATTTGGTCAAGTTCTTCTAATTCTTCAGTTTGTATGAGTGCAAACATGAAATCGGCAGTTGATGGTAAACCAAAACTCTCACTTGTATCTTCTAATCCAAAGTCAGATGCGGTGAATCCACTTCTATTCACCTGAGTAGCTGAGACGATTGGCACATTTTGTTCTACGGCAAATCCTCTCAATTCTTCTGCAATAGCTTTAATGTAGAAATAAGAACCTACATTTGCACCAGATTTAAATCTAGTAGAAGCACAAATGTTTAAATAGTCAATGAATATAATTTTGGGTGAAAATTGTCTTTTAATTTTTAATTCTTTTATCAGTCCACGAAAATGTCCTGCATGAGCAGAGGCTGTAGGGTATTCTTTAATTATAAGTTTCCCCTGAGTTTTCTTTCTAATGCTGTCTACTGAACTTTCAAAAAGGGTCTTAGGTAGGTCATGTAATTCATCAATGGTCAAGTCCATTAGATTTGCATCTATTCTTTCTGCAATTCTTTCCTCTGCCATCTCAAGTGTAATATAAAGAACATCATATCCATTTAAAAGAACATTGGCTGCATGGTGACACATGAATAGGGTCTTACCTACTCCTGTACCTGACATTACAATATTTAAGGTTTTGTTGGGAAGTCCACCATTTGTTATATCATTAAAGTATTTGAGGTCAAACGGTATCTTTTCTTCTTGCCTGTGATAAAACGCAAAGCGATCTGAGGCATTATCAATATAATCATGACCAATAGACATATCGAAACTGACAGAAAGAGCATCAGACAAAATGTCAGGAAGAGCATCAGTATTCCTATCTTTATCATTCCCCCCAATAATGCTAATTCCATCAAGGACTGCCAAGTGGAGAGCTCTGTCTTTACAGTATTGTTCTGTTGTGTCTGCCAACCATTTTTGGTCTGTTTCTTCATGTGATAATCCATTCACTAAATCGTGAGTTACTTTCCATGCCTCCTCATTTAAATCAGTCCGTTTATCAATCTGGATAATTATGGCTTCTTTTGTGGGTAGTTCACTATACTTATCTACAAACTTATCTATTTCATCAAAAACTATTTGATGCTCTTTACTTTCAAAATATTTAATCTTCAGAAAGGGTAATACTTTCCTTGTGTATTCCTCGTTGGTCATCAAGTGACCTAGAATCATTGTCTCTGTAGATGATTTCAAATTCATTATCTTCCTTTAAGCCTTTTTCCAAACATGAAACAAGAATATCCCCTGCAATTTGCTGAAATTCTTGTTCATTGGTTAAGTGATTATTATTTTTCCATTGAGCAGGCTTCAATGTAAAATGTAAATTCATTGCTCCTTCTTTTGTTTCTGCACCCATCATAACATCCTCGTAAATATAAACTAATCCTTTAAATTTACCTTCCTCAATACGAATAGCATTGAGCTTTGAATCATCGCCTTCACGAACTACCGATGAGTGTTTTACTGTATCTATTGGTGAATATTCAGACATAATGTTTATAGCTCCCTAAAATATATTTGTCATTTGATATTGGTGTATTTCCACGATGCAAGTATGTCCATGTTGCTGGGAATATTAGTATTGTACCACACTCGGGCGAAACTTGCAAGTCTAAAGTTGGAAACTCTGTTTCCCCACCAAAGTCTACATTATTGAGATAAACAAAGAATACCAGAAAGCGCCTTGCAGATATATAATCCCCAACATCAACGTGATCCAAGAAATTACCTCTACCAGCTCTATACCGTTTAATTCGTATTTCTTCCCATGCAGATTTTTCTGGTAAAGCCTTTTCATGAACATTAACATCTTGTTTGTATTTTTCTAAAATATCATCGAATCTTTTATAAACATCTAATTGCATTTTCAATGTTTGTTCCCGAAATGTGTTCAAATTTACTTCATCAAACTCACGATGTCCTTCCAGTTTGGTTTGTTCTAATTGATTATTTTCATCTAGAATTTCAAACCACTCTATAAGACCATCACATTCTTCTTTACTGAACATCTTCGGATATGTCTTTATCCACTTCTCCATATAGAAATTCCTTTTTTGCAGCTGCTTCTAATTTGTCCATAGTTTCTTCATCGAAATATTTTTCTGGTTCTGAATAAATGGACTTTCCATATAGCTGTTTGCCATCTATTTCATAACGATTACCAGACCTTTTAAACACTCCGTGTTTCTCACCAAACTCTAAGAGTCCATAATACCTATCAATACCAGACTGATAACCTAGTTTGACATCGATCATTTTGTTTTCGACTGTCAATCTGGATTTCTGAGTTTTACAATGAATGATATTTCCTATAACCTCAGTTCCTTCTTTGTCCTTCTTCTTGGACAAGTAAATGATTGAACTGGCTGCATACTTGAGTCCAGAACCACCGCCCATTTCCTTAGTCGGCATATATGCACCTATCACATCATAGGTGTGATTGGTTACGACTAAAGGAACATTTGCTCGACCTAACTTGAGGGTCAATACACGAAAACAAGCTTTAATAATCTGAGCTCTAGTCATATCCCTAGTCTCTGACCCTGCGGCAGTATCTTCCAGTTCTTTTGTGGTAGATAAATTTCCTAGAGAGTCCAAGACAATCATCATAGGTTTTTGCTCAGTCTCAAGATATGCATCTAATATCTTTATTGATTGTGTACGAAATTCCTGTATAGTAACTACTGGAAGTATTACCATTCTTTTTGAATCGATACCCCTAGACTCTATAAGTTCTTTAGGTATTGCTGACTCAGACTCAAAGTATAAAACTCCACCATCTGGATTTGTATCCAAGAATTGTTTGACCATTCCTAGTGCAAAGTAGGTTTTCCCTGTCGCACTTTCTCCAGCAAGAGCCGTGATTTTGTTAGAAGGTAATCCACCAGACAGACTACCAGAAAGTAGGCCATTAAATAGATAACTACCAGTATCGATGTAGCTATTAACATCACCAGCTGCCAACCCCTCTTCCACGATTGTTGCATATTCATTTCCTGACTCTTTAATAAATTGTTTTAAATCCATTATTTACCCCACCTATACTCAACTGGTTCTCCACCAATACCGTATTCTTTGTACATTTCTTCTATTTGCTCAGCAGAGAATTCCGATTTATGTACTGGTTTATATCTCTTTTTGTTTTTCTTTGTTGATGTTGTTGGTACACTAATATAAGAATGCTCTCTTGTACGTTGATCATCTTGTATTTTCTTCTGAAGAGCAAACTCTTCTGGA